TTCCAATGGAAAGAAAGAAGAGTATCATGCAACATCCCCCAACTCTGGCGGTTAACCCGATTCCGACGGAGACAGCGCCGGGAGTACGACCGTTGCCTGAGACTAGTCAGCTGGTGCCACAGTCTGACTTCTTAGACAAAGTTCCATTAAGAGACAACATTCTAGCGTCGGTAGGTGGAGTGTTGGTCCTAGCAGCATCACCTGATATAGCTGATGGCATGTCTGATGAAGAGTTCGAGGCACTCAAGAAGGCAGGACCTGGTGTCTTCTCTGCGTATGAGCATCTTGGAAGAGTCGGTCTTCCCGAGAATTTCCGGCTTCCAGAAGGCTTCGCTGGTCATTTCCAAGATGAGGTTCTTAAAGACATCGAAATTATCAGGAGCGACCCCGAAAAGATGAGACGCTTTCGGGAGGAGGTAAGAGCTATACTAATGAACCGCGGTAAAGTTGCTGACCTATACCGTGGTCACGGCACCACTTTTAGTGATATTGCCAGCCAAGTAGCAGGGACGAATAGAAGTGGCAAATTTTATAAAGAGCAGGCTTCGCCACCCGTTGTCAGTAAGTCGGGTGCCAAACCTGGTCTGCTCAAATCTAAGGCATGGGAAGGTGTTTACGTCCAGACAGGAAAAGCCCATGGACACAAGGTTACTAGTGATTTGCGCGTTAAGCGTCAATCCTATCTGTCCAGGAGTGAGCATGGTGATCAGGCCTTTACCTAGATACACTATTATTGTAAACGTGAATTGACCCTCACCAATCGCGCATTAGCTACGCGATCTGTCGAGGACAGGAGGATCTTCATGGAGAATCGCTCGGTTGTCAAAGATTACCTTTCCATCCCACCAGATGCAGGTAATAGGCTGAGTGCATTCCTAGGGAGAGTTAGATCTGGGGTTGAAACTGACTTTCGGACACTTATCTATGGTGGATTAGATAGAAGTCAAGTACTACAAACCCTGGAGAAACTCAGCATTCCCACTGGGTTGGAAGAGTTCGACGCTGTCGAGGAAGGCGCTAGAAAGAAGTTTGGTAGCTTCTCAAGGCGTAGACCATACGCTGAAGTGGAAGGTAGAGTTCTAGGGTACTTTCAGAACAAAACTTTTAATATAAGCGAAGGCGTATTCGAAGAAGCAGTGCGTAGAGTGAAGAGCTTGATACCCAGAAAGTCACTTAACTCGATTCCCCTAAGTGAATCGTTCAACTCGTCGCCTAAGGGCACGAACTGGGGACTGCCCTACTTTAGTTCAGATGAAGAGTATCATTCTGACTATTTGAAAAGGGCCAACATAATACAGCATAGTGGATGGAAACCGGGTGGTTACTACCCATGTGTTTTAGGTGTTAGGAGTCAACCAAATGGTATTGGTGAATATGCTAAATGGAGACCTCTCTGGATGGCAGATCATTTAATCATAGGGTGCGAGCTTGCGATACAGATTCCTCTGTTAAGTAGGCTCCGCGAAAACGCTAAGTTCGTAGCGTGGAAGACTCCAGCTGACATCGCTTTAGCTGTGACTAAGATGTTGAATGAGGCAGGAGAGCCGTGGTTTAGCTCAGACTTTTCTAGTTACGATTCAAGCGTACCTAAGAAGCCTATACACGCGGTATTTGACTGCATGAAGTACTGGTTCTCAGATCGAGACTTAAGACATATAGAATGGATTGAAGAAGCGTTCCTTAATGTGCCTATATTAACGCCTACAGGCTTATTAATCGCAAGGAACGGTGCTGTCCCATCTGGATTAGGAATGACCAATATGGTTGATACACTGGTTCAGATACTGGTAGATGAAATAATCGCGGTCTGGTTGGGCACAACAGTCGAGGGCATCTACTTGGGTGATGACGGTGTGAAGCGCTTTGCTAAAGAAGTAACACCCGAGCTCTACAGCAAGATCTGTTCTTATATGAACCTGAGCGTCAGTGTCGAGAAGAGCAATTACAGCAAGAGACAGATAGACTTCTTGCAGCGCAGACACTCTGTCAACTATAGTATCGGCGGTTTATATCCTGGATTCAGGTCTCAGATTCGCACGGGATGTGGAGTAATCTCTACTGAGACAGACAGGAGGTACGTCGGTGCGATCCTTGCGATTAGGGCTATCCAACAAGTCGAGCAGTGTGCTGAAGATCCCCGCTTCGAAGAATTGGTTCGGTGGTTGTATGATGGGGATGAGTTTCTCCATACTAATAGTGCCCTCAGCCTAGTAACATTAGCTGGAGGGGTGGATACGGTTGAACAGGAGCTGAGATATAGGTCGTATCCCTACAACCAAAGAGATCTGTCTGGATGGGCGAGCTTCCAAACAGTCAAGATGTTGGAATACATCCG